ATTACCGCTGGATTGAGCCGGGAACCGTCGGCGCTGGAAATTGCGCCACCTTCGCTTTCACGGTGACGGTGGACGCCATCGCGGCGGGAATGAGCCCCGAGCCGGTGACACTCTGCCGCCTGCCGGATGGAACCGGGCACGCCTTCGCCCGGGTTGGGGATTGGGTGAGCGATGTGCGCTTCTCCCACCTCATCCGCGCCGGGGAGGAAGACTGTAAGTAAGCCGAAACGCCCGCAAGGGCGTCGCGGGAGAGCTGGCCGCCCCCGCCCGATGATGGCAGGCCCCGCCCTTTGCAGGCGGCAACAATGAAAGGGTAAACCGATGAATAAGAGAATTGAAAACATGGATAAGCGGCGCGTTGCCGCCTTGCGCGGGCTCACCATTTACGGGGTGACGAAGCTGGACAATGCCGACGATGCGCCCGCCCGGGTGTGGATGGTGGCGAGTGTGGTGGTGAAGGAATGGCGCGACCGCAACGGCAACACCCGCGCCCGCTGCTGGTTAAAGCCCGACGGCTTCCCCACCATCGAGGGGCATGCTTGGAAGGGTGACGGCCCCGACCTGCACACCTCCGCCGTGCTGGACGCATGCACCAAGTTTCAGAAATACTTGGACGAGGAGCCGGTGACGGATGAAGAGGACGACACCGCGCTCGCGCACGCCCAGCAAATCACGGCCGCCATTTTCGCGGGGAGCCAGAACGACCGCGCGGGCACTTGGCCGCGCTGGCTCGGGGCTCACGGTGCCGCCCTTGAAGTGCATGAGATTTAAGGGGAGGCAAAGCCATGTATCACCACAACATAATCAGCGGGTACGAGTTCAAGCGCGAAGCCGTGAAGCTGCTCGACAAGGCGGCAACGGCGGCGGGTTGGAAGCGCGGGGATTGGTTGACCCGCGCCCAAGCTGCCACCCGGGGCCTCACCATCCAGCGCGGGGCCGAGCCGGTGAAGCTCATGATGGGGGAGCGCCTGTGTTCCTTCTACAACGTCGCCCAGCTCGAGGGGCAACAGCCGGAACCCAAGCAGGCCCAGCAAATCCCACCGCAACCCATGCCTGCCCAGCTCACCCTTTTCAGGGAGGGGCCGGTTGAAATCGATCAACGCGCCGCTTGACTCTAACGCCTGCCCCCCTTCACCGTGGGGCAGTAGTGAGCGCCAAGCTCTAGCCACGCTGCATGGTGCGGTGTGGTGCAACAAATGAAGGGTAAAACTATGGTTAGAACCGTTACACTCACGCGCAGCCAGTTGCGCGTGCTGGTTGAGGATATGGGCTGGGAACGCGCGGACGTGGACACGTTTTGGCGCATGGCATTGAAGGAGCAGGAGAGCCCGGGCTACCACGCCCGCGCACGCATCCGCTACTGGCGGCGGCTACTGGAACAGTCCACCGGCGTCAAAACCGGCGAGGTCAAGAAGTTCGAGCCCCGGCTGATGGGCACCACCTATTCCGTGCTCGAGCTCGACGGCGATGGCAAGATGAAGGGTGTACGCGGCACCCATCAGAGCTACGAGCTGGCGGACGGGGAAGCCCGGAAGCTGCAAGCCGAAGCCTACAACCGCGAGGTTATTGCACCGCCATCCGACGACTAGGAGGCGGTGCCTTTTGAGGGAGGGGCGCTTAAACAATAATCAATGGACTGTATCATGCAAAACACAACCGAAATCATCTACACAACGAGCCTGATTTGCTGGCTTTTGGCAGCATTCTTCCTCTTCCTCATCCTGCTCGAGCTCTTTTTTCCCGACTTGCCAAACGTGCTAGAGCGATGGCAAGCTGCTCGCGTGCAGGAACGGATGGAGCGACGAGCCTATCGCCTGCCGGAACAACCATAATCACAGGAGAAAACCATGACCGAAAACCCCAACAAAGCCCTGCTCGAGAGTGCTTACAAGCGCACCGGCGAAGGCATTTCTAAGCTGCTGCTTGCCACCACCGACCTGAATAACGCATCGATGCACGGCCAATGCGCCCAGCTCGCCCACCTGGTTAGCCAGTTGAGCACGGAACAGTCCTACATGAAGCAGAAGATTGAGGGCCGCCCTAACTTCGCGGGCATCATCCTCACCGGGGCAGGAGCCAACACCACCGACGCCCCAAAGGGTGCGGGGGAGGATGCTGGTTCGGCCTCTTCGACGGATGCCGAAACCTCCCAGCCTACGCCATCAGCGAGCGATACCGCGAGCTCGAGCGAGCCGTCACCCGAGCCTTCAAGTGCGACCGCTTCGTCTGATGCGGGAGGGGCCGATGCAACCCCGGCTGCAGAAGCCACACCTGAACCTGCCGCCGAAGCACCGGCTGCTGCCTAACCCACTACCCCCGCCACGGCGGGGGCTGATTGCTGCGCCGCACCCTCCCCCGCGACGCAGCAACCAGCCCCTACACGGAAGCTGGATTAACCAAAAAAGGAGATCGCCATGAGCGAGAACAAAGCCCAGGTGCGGATTGACGCCCTGGAAAAGAGCGACAAGCACATCAACAAGGCCGTCGATGCCATCGCCAAGGCGCAAGAAGCCTTGCGTGCGGTCGGTGAATACGGCCTGGCATTCCGTCTGAACAACGCCAATGCCGAGTGCATCTACACCCTCACCCAGGCCGAGCGTCGGCGCGAGCTGCTCGCCAAGGGCGAAGCGGTGTCTGCCTCCGTGCAGATTAACAACGAGGCCGAGGATGGTGCGACCGACGCATCCGCCGAAGGTGCCAACGCTGCAGAAGCTCCGGCTGCTGACGCTGCTGCCACCGAAACCGCCGCTGGTGAAGGTGAACCGGCCGAAGCTCCGGCCGCTGTCTAAATGGGGCAGGTTGACCACACAAAGGTCACGGAACGTCAATGGGAGGCGGCGAGTCTTGCCGCCTTTCGTTTACGTCGGTGGGCTGCAGGGTTTACCGCCCTGGTGCCGGTGTCCGTGTATTGGGAGGCGACCCTTGATGTCGCCGCGATTTTAACCCACGAAAAAGCCACCCCAACGGCTGAATGCGGGAGTGGCTTACCTTCCTGACGACGAAAGGGTAAGTAGAGTGATAGAACAAAAAGAGCTCGGAGTCACCATCCCATCGCGCGAGGTGACGCCCGACCAGGTTGTGCAAACCAGCCCCGGCGTGCTCACCGCAACTGATGTGGTGCGAATGCAGGAGGGGCGCGAGATTATCGACGTGAGCCCCTCGCATACCTGCCGCTTGTGCGGTGCTGATGCCGCTTCCCCATGCGCTGCACGGATTGACGGTTGCCCACGTTGGAACCCGGGAGGGGCCGATGCAACCAGCTGATCTCCCCATGACGCCGAACGAGTGGCTGCTGCGCGGCCTCCACCATGACCTTTACGAGGCTTACGCTGCGTGGTTACTCGAGCGTGCAACCACCCCGTTTATGCGGGCGGTGATGGCGCGGGATTGGGAAGAGGCGGAGAAGCGGTGCGAGGTGAAGCTGGGCGAGCTCGATTGGCGGGCCCTAAAAATCTTCATCGAGTCCGACATGCCGCGCTGGTGCTCCGGCACCTGGCGCATCGTGAAAATGTGGATGCACCAATCCCGGCTACCCCACTACCAGCTCGCCATCGACTCCCTCATCACCGGCCGGGCGGCTCCGCTGGCGCAATGGAACGAGGCGCTGCGCGGTATGCCTTACGCCGACCGCGACCCGTTCGTCCGTATATTTGGCTGGGCCATTCCCTGCCATGAGGTGCTGACGGTGCTGTCCGCCTACCCCACCATCCACGACGCCTTCGCCGGCACCGGCTGGTTCGCCTTCCTGCTCGCCCGCTACAAAAACGTGAGGCCGAAGCAGCAGCTGGTGATTGCCACCGATGGCTATGCCGACCAGCACAAGCACAACGGCATGGCCTTCGGCCGCTGGTTCCCCGTCCGCAAATTGAGCGCACAGATGGCGGGCAAGCGGATCTCCGCCACCCTCACCCTCGCCGCCTGGCCGGACGACAACAGCCCCAGCGACGAACAGCTCTACCGCGCCATCCATCACGGCAAGTTCGTCGCCTACATCGGGGAGAATACCCCGCCACCGCAAGGCGCGATGGGTAGCGAGCGCGGGTTTGAGGTTCTCCGCAAGGGCTTCGACGTGGTGCAACAGCTGCAGGTTCCAAATTGGGGCGGCTTTACCGACCAACTCACCATTTACAGGAGGCACCATGACCCAATCCGTTGAGTTCACGCACGAGGTTGAAGAGCTGGGGCTGACGCTCACCATCACGGCCGAGTATGAACCGGGCGAGGCGGCCAGCTATGGCAACCCCGACACCGCGCACCCGGGCTCCGGCCCCGAGCTGCGCTCCGCCACCTTTAACGCCGGCGACGGCGAGGTGGATCTCGATGCGCTCGATGATGTGTATGTGTCGCGCCTCGACCGGCAGCTGGTTTGGATTGATAATATAATTCACACAGTTAAGCATGGGGTGCCGGCGGTGTTCCTGGCGGACGTGAAGGTGCCGGGCATCACCATTCCCCCGCGCCACCGCCTCGCCCTCAAGCCGGCGATGTGCGACCAGTTCGGCCACGAGTTTGTTCGCCACCTAGTTCCCCTCTCGGCCGAGCTGCAAAAACGGATTGAGGAAAAAATCTCCGAGGCGGATTTTGAACATGACCCGGCTGCAGATGCGGCCGATGATTATGTGGATATGGTAAAGGAGCTCACCTATGAAGGTTAAAATCGTCCGGGCCTCAAGCCTCGGCCACCCCTGCGTGCTCCGCACCTGGTATCAGGTGAACGGTGGCGAGGGCACATTCCCCTCCCGCCTCAAGCACCTCTTCGACCTTGGCCACGCCATCGAACCCGTCGCGGTGAAGTGGTTGGAAGAGCTGGGGTGGACGGTGATTTACAACCCGGGAAGCCAGCAGGCGGCCGACGTTATCCGCACCATCATCCCGGGCGGGGAGATCGAGGGCCACCATGACTTGATTGCCTATCATCCCGAGCACGGCTGGGTGGTGATCGATATTAAAACCATGGGTTCCCACGTCTACGCCATCTGGAAAACGGATGGCACGGCGAAGGCGATGCCTCAATATGTGGGCCAGCTGATGATCTACACCGACGGGCTATGCCGCGCCGGCACCTTCCCGATCGACCCGGGCACCGACCCGCGCACGATGAAGATGGCGATTGCCGGGGTGAACCGCGACACCGGGGAAATGGAGCTCGACTTTGTGGCATGGGATGATGGCCTCTACCGCGAAATGCTCATCCGCGCGGAGGTGGCATGCACATCGGAGGAACCACCCTACCCCGACCAGGCACCGGGCGGCCACGTCTGCAACTTCTGCCCCTTCAACGACCGCTGCCCCATCTACGAATACCTGCCGGCCAACGATGCGGCCACCAACCTCACGCTCAACGTCGACGACGAGCACCTCGAGGCGGCCGCCATCGCCCTCGAGATTGCCCGGGTGGACAAGAAGGATGCCGAGCTGCGGGAGGAAACAGCCAAGGCCATCATCGATAAGCAGATCGGTATTCACCAGGTCGCGGCGGTGGTGACGGAGAAAAGATTTGTCGAGCGCAAGGTGAGCAAGCAGCGGCGGTTCAATGCCGATAAGCTCAAGGCCGAGCGCCCCGACATTTACGCCAAGTTCCTCGTCGAGGGATCGACGGTGAGATACACAACAAAAGATATGGAGTTACCCTGGAATGCCTAAGCGAACCAACATCACCGTGCGCGGCACCGTCAAGATTGGCGTGCTGCGCGGCCACCTCAATAACCTATGGGAGCTGGCCGACCGGCTGCGCGAACCCGAGCTGCAGAAGTATGTGCGCGGAGAAGTGGCGGTGATCCGTCGCATCCTCGGCCTGCGTAAGGACGGGCAGCGGGAGCCTGACGCCCCGTTAAAAGCGTTCCGCATCATTGCCGAGGGATACCAGCCCGGCATCTGCGCGGCTGAACACAGGGGGCAGGCAAGCTACCAGGCGATCCTCTGGTTCAAGGGGCTGTCCACCGACCCGGAGTGGGGCAGCTTCACGAAGGAGAAGATGGGCGACGTTCCTGCATTCCGCATCCAGCGTGCGCCCGAACACGACAACCTCGCCCAGGCCCAGCAGGCCAAGGGCGTATTCATGATGGAGGGTTAGACGATGAGAACGTGTAAGCATTGCGGCTGCACCGATAACAACTGCAACCAATGTGTCGAACGCACCGGCGCTCCGTGCTGGTGGGTGTGCGAAGATGTGTGCAGCGCCTGCGACGCGGCCGGTGGGAAGAAGGCGAAGCATGCCCCCATCACCCCGGAACAATCGATTAAGATTGTCGACATGCGGGTGGATAAAAAGATGAGCTGCCAGAACATCGCCAACCGCCTCGGCCTTAGCAAGGGCGCGGTGTCCTGGCACCTGCTCAAGCTCGGCATCGAGAAGGGCGGGGAGCCGCCCAAAAACTACAAGCCACAATCGCCGGAGCACTACACCTTCATGCGTAACGGGCACCAGGTTCGAGGCTTCACCCCGGAGGAAGATCGCCGGCTGCTCGAGCTCGAGGCTCAAGGCATGAAGGTTCACAAAATAGCGGAGGCGATCGGCCGGAAAAATAACTCGGTGCGCGGCCGGCTGCACACCCTTGCCCGCCGCGATGAGAGGCTCGAGGCCAAGGCCTTAACGGCGGAACGTGTCGCCGGCAACGGGCGGGTAGCCGAAGTGTTTAATCCATCCGTAGTAGCAGAGCAGCGCCGCGTCTGATTGGTTGTCGGTGTGAATGGTTAAACCCAGCCGCTCCCGGGCGGCTGCTTTCATTTGTTCCTTGTCCGCCTTGCCCTTGCCGGTGGCGAATACCTTGAGGGTGGTGGTGGGCACCTCGAGGAAGCTGACACCGTGGTCGAGGCAGGTGAGCACGTTGATTGTGCGGAGGCCGGCGAGGAAGTAGGTGCCGGCACCGCGTAGGTGTGGCTTCTCGAACAACACAAAGGTCGGCTTCACCCGGGCGAAGATACCCTGCAGCTCGTCGCGGTAACGCATCATCCGCTTGGCTGGATCCTTCTCGTGCTTGAAGTCCAGGTCGTCGCGCACCTGGCAGCGTGAGCTCCCATCGGGCAGGCGATCCATGCGGGCGATGCCGCTGCAGCCGGCGCTATCGAGGCCGAGGATAACGGTCATAGGGGGATCCACTCTTTCATCAGGAGCTCATCATACACTTCCTGTTTCACCTCCCTGCAGGAAAAAATCTCGTGGCACTCCATCACCAGCCTCGTCACCCGCCACCGCGTCGGGGTTTCAGGGCTGGCCCGCACCACTTCCCGGGCCAGCCACCCCTTCACCGGCGCTCGGCATAACAGCTCGAGGGTGTGTGGCGTTTGGAACAAATCATCCCCCACCTCCCACTCGAGGGTGACGCGGAAGCTGCCGATGCAGCAGGACAAACCCATCATGGCCTCGGCGTAATCGGTGAAGGTGCGGGCGGCCGCCTCGCGTGCGCGGTCGAGGATGGCGTTGACGTGTGCCTTGCTGGCATCCGACATGCGGAAGCCGACCAGGCCGTTACTCAAATACAGTGTCACCGAAGGGGCTCCTATCGCGGCTGTCGTGGAGGGCCATGCGGTCGGTGTTGAAGGTGAGCTTCGCCTGCTCACCTTCGGGGCCGTGGCGGTTCTTCACCAGCGTTGCCTCGATGATGTGGTTGGGGCTGTCGTCCTCCTTGTCCTTCTTCTTTTTGCGGAGCTCGATCATGATGCTTGGTGCCTGCGCCCCGCCCGGGCCGTCGCGCATGTTGCTCTGGCTGGGCGAGCTGTCCTTGGCGAGGGCCGCCTGGTTCACCTGGCTCACCCCGATAACGTGGCAATCTAAATCCTTCGCCATCGCCTTGAAGGCGTAGCCTTTCTTCTCCGCCTCCTTCCCGATGTGCGTGGTGTCGGGCACGGAAATGTTGGAGAGGTGATCAACGATGATCAGGTCGAGCCCCTCCGTCTGCTTCTGCCTGGCGCACGATGCGTAGATGTCGTCGATGGAGAGGAAGCTGCGGTCGTCGATCACCAGCGGCAGCTTGCCCAGGTGTTTGCCGGCAGCGTTGAGCTCGCGGATCCTCACCTCGTTCATGTCGCGGCGGTAGATGGCAGCATAGGGCACGCCACTTTCCCGGGCGAAGAAGCGCATCATCAGTTCTTCCACCCCCATTTCGAGGGTGATGAACCGCACGCGCCCCCCCTGCTTGAGCACGTTGTAGGCAACCGAGAGGGCAAAGGCTGTCTTGGCACCGCCGCTCTTCGCCAGCACCACCGAGTATTCCTTCCGGCGGATGAGGCCGGTGAGATCTTCGATGCACTTCATACCCCAATGGAAGCCGTCGGTTTGTTTCTCCGTAAGCATTTCCATCGTGCGCCGCGCGGCTTCGGTGGCGTTCACATCTGCGTTGCCGGTGGAAGTCTGCGCCCCCTCCATCACCCCGCGCAACCCTGCCTCCACCATGGCAAGCGGCGTGCCCTCGCGGATGCTGGCCTGCAGCTTATCCAACCTGGTCGAGATAAGGTGGCGGCTGTGCCCCTCCCGCATTTCGGTCGCCAGCTGCATCGGGTCGTGGGCCTTCATGCCCACCTCTTCCCGTTCCATCTGCTCGGTCACGGCGAGGAAGTTCAGGTAGGTGGCGGCGTCCACCGGCCGGGCCTCGAGATCCTGCGGCATATAGTTATCAATGAACGTCTGCAGCTGTGGCACAATGGACGCTATGCTCACCGGCTTCTGACTCTTCACGGCCAGGTGAACCGACTTCCATATAGTTGCGTGGATGCGGATGGTGAAGGCGTCCTCGGGGAGCATCGCCTTGAGCTGCCCGTAAAGCTCCGGCCGGTTGAGCAGCGCACCTAGAAGGCGCTGCTCAATCCATAGCCAGCTTTGTTCAGGCGAACCGGGTTCGGCAAACTTATACATGGGCCGGTGCCACACGCTCGAGGTCGCGCAGCAGCTCTACGATTTTAACGTAGGTTGAGGCGAGAGGTTCGGATTTACCATTCAGGTAATTCCGAAGCGAGCGGTATGGCACATCGGCCTTCACCGCAAACTCGGGCGGCGTGAGGCCAAGGGCTTTTATCCTGGCTTCCCAGCTCTTAACTTCGAGCCGAGTGTCTGTATTATCAGGGATATTTAGCATCGGGGGTTTCCTGTTTTTATGGGTCGCTCATAGGTTAGCCGCAACACTCCCCCCCTCGTCAACAGAAAAATGTGCCAAGTTTGGCATTGACCGTTTAAGGCGTGGCGGGGTAGCTTAGGTCGTCAATCAAAAAAGGAAAGACACCATGACAACTACCCCCACTCCCGAGGCAACACCTGCTGCCCAACCCACCCCAACCCCCACTCCCGCGCCGGCACCAGCTGCCGGCGTTGCTGCACCCCTAACACCTGCAGCTCCCGTTGAAACTAAACCCGAGGCTGATGTCACCATCAAGAAGGGTGAGGACGGCAAGTGGCCCACCCTCGAGCAAGCCATGCTCGCGGTGCAGCGGGCTTGCGGTGATGCCGTCGCCATGTCCGGCGAGAATACCCACGCCAAATATAACTACTCGAAGGACACGGACTACATTAAGCACGTCCGCAAATACCTCAACCAGGCTGGCATCCGCATCCACCTGCAGGATTATGAGATCATCCAGCAGCCCGACGCCAACAAGGTTATTGGTTATGTGATCTTCCGCATCAGCCACCCCGACTCCGCGCAAACCCTCGACCGCAAAATCATGGCCGAGGCAAACGATAAACAGGATAAGGCCGTCGGCAAGTTCCTCACCCAAGCCCGGAAGCAGCTGCTCAAATCCGAGTTCCTCCTGGCGAGCGATGAGTCCGAAGATACCGAACACACCACGGCGAACCGACAAACCGCCGGTGCCTTCGAGCCCAAGGAGTTCATGCAGGAGATCCGCGATAGCGTCGCGCACGCCTCTTCGGTGCCGGAGATCAACACCATCTGGACGTTGAACAGCACCAAGTTCAAGCGCCTGCAGGAAATGGATAAGCCCGGATACGATACGCTGATTGCCGAGCTTTCGGAGGCGAAGAAGAAGGCGGCTGACGCAGCGAAAACCGCCACGGTTGCCGCTGCCCCGGTGCAAGCCACCGTCGCCCCCACTCCGGCCGCTGCACCTGCAGCCGCGCCAGCTCCGGCCCCCGCGCCCGAGCCCACCCCCACTTCTCCGGCACCCTCGCCGGTTGAGGAACAACCCGTCGCCGCTCCGGCCGCTGCACCTGCAGCTGGCTCCCCGGCCGACGAGCTGTTTTAACCCCACCAAAAGGAGCACCTAACCATGGATGCAAAACAAGCTAACCAGCTGGTGAGCGTTGAGCTCGAGCTGGACAGCGGCAAAACGCAGGTCGTTAAGATGGCCGCGAAGGATGCCATGAACCTCATCCGGCAATGCAGCCGGCAGAAGGTTACTGGTCATGAATACCGCAACGAGAAGGGCCAGGTTACAACCCTGATGTTGGCGCACGTTATCACCGCCACCGTCATTGAGGGCGACCCGGGTGCCAAGGCTCCCAAGCCGACGACCGCCCCCGCTGCCGCGCCCGCCCCTGCTGGCGGTGCCGGCAAGGTGACGCCTGCGCCTAAGCCTACCCCGGCCCCGGCTCCCAAGCCGACGCCGGCACCGACCCCTGCCCCAACGCCTACCGCAGCGGCCACCACCGCGCCCGCGCCCGCTCCTGCAGCCGCAGGTGCCGAGGCTGGTGCTACCACCGCCCAGGGTGAAGAAACGACCGGGGGCGCTGCATAATGAGCGCCATCAACCGCGTTGTTCTTCTCGGGAACATCGGTAAGGATCCCGAAGTACGATCCACCACCGGCGGCTCCAAGATAGCGACCCTCTCGGTCGCTACTACGGAGCGCTGGAAAGATAAACAATCCGGCGAAAACAAGGAAAAAACCGAATGGCACAAGGTCGTGATGTTCGGCACCCTGGCGGAGGTAGCGGAAAAATACCTCAACAAGGGCAGTCGAGTTTACGTCGAGGGCAAGCTCCAAACCCGCAAGTGGACGGACAAGGACGGCAGCGAGCGGTACACCACGGAAGTCGTGGTGGAAACCCCGCGCGGCCAGCTGGTGATGCTCGACCGCAAGGACGGATCTTCCGACCGCAGCGGCGAGGGTGATCCAACCCCGCGCTCCAAGCCCGCCACCGCCGCCAAGCAGGCATCGCCAACCGATGCTCCGTTTGACGACGAGATCCCGTTCTAGTTGACAAACCCCCGGGGATTACCTCAAATGAAAAGCGTGAATGCAGGAGTGGTTGAAGCGAAAGCCCAGCCGCCACTTATTACCCTTCGTGGTGCAAAGCTCCGCCGCTTCACTTCCCGGGAAGTATCGCGGGGTCATGGGTCGAGGTAGCCGCAATTGGGTGGCTACCTCATTTTTATAACCATAACCTACTGAAACAAAATCAAAACCAAAGGAATAAATCATGACGACGAATGACCAAACCATCACCGAAGCCACCCTAATCGAGGTCGACGGATCCATCCGCCAGCTGCTGCAGGATAACATGGCCGACCTGCTCAAGAATGTGCCGGGTTGGGATAAGCTCTCCGAGCAAGAGCAGCGCATCCAGTTCAGCAAACTCGACCAGATCACGAAACTGGTTGTCACCCGCATGCTGGATGAGCTTGCCACCGAAGGCCGCAAATCCATCCGCGTGAGCATCGGTGAAGTGAAGATCGGCAAGACTTTGAAGATCGCTGTGTCCGCCCCGCGCAACCTCGAGAACGTCCACGACATCAGCGCCCTCCCCGACACCGACGCCTACCTGATCCCGGTGGATGAGATCGGCCACCTGGCCCGCTCGATGCCGGCGGCCGAGCCCGACCAACCTGAGCTGCTCGATGCCGATGCCGGCGAAGCCACGGCCGAAGGTGAAGCTGGTGCCGAAGAGGATGAAGCCGAAGGAGCCGAAGCTGCAGGCGAAGAAGCGGCCGAAGGCAATGAGGCCACCGCTGGTGTTGGCACCACGGCCGAGTTCGACCCGGGCAAGGAAACGCCGGCGTCCGATGCTCCCGCCAACGGTGGCAGCTTCTAAGCTACCGCCCACGAAAAAGCCCCCGGTTAAGGGGGCTTTCTTTATTGCTGCTCTCGGCTGTTCACCATCGAGCGGCAGGCCTGGGCGCTCTCGACGCTGGTGTGCAGGCATCGGCACTTGGGGCAGGCATCGGCCAGCATCCGGCGCGTCTTAACGCCAGGGCGCGGGGGGAACGGGAGCTCGAGCTGCGTTTGGTGGACAAGCACCGGCGGCAACCAGTTCGGATCGCGGGGCATTGGGATCTCCGTGGGTAAGAGGTGAGGTGTTACGCTTAACCCTTCAACCCTACGCCCAAACAAAAGCCCCCGGGTAGGGGGGCTTGAGGTAGAGGCCGGCCTATTTGCCGGATTTAATCGTGGCCTGTCCTGATTGTGCAACGGCCTGGGCAACACCTGTCACCACCGCGAGCGTGCCCGGGGTTGCGACGAGGGAGCGCATCAGGCTCGAGAGAAGGTTGCCGCCGAGGGCCACGCCAAGGCCGATGCCCACTTGCTGCCAGTTCGCGCCGGAGAGTTCGGAGCCGAGCTGGGCCGCTTGTTGGGCGGTGGTCACGCCGTTCATGGCGATGTCGGTGATGGTTTGGGGGTCGACGTTCAAGCCGGAGGCGACGAGCAGGGTGCCGGCCGCACTCGAGATATTGGCAACGTGGGTTTTGTAACCGGCCAGGGCGGCAGCGGCACGAGCAAAGATATTCATGAGGGGTTCTCCTTTTGGTTAATTCTACACCAGCTCGAAATGAAACGCATCAAGCATGGTGTGGTCGCGCATGTCCAGGTCGCTATCCCAATCCCCACCCCAACGGAGGGTGAGGCCCTGCTCGGCGGCCGCGAGCATCATCAGGGCGCGTAGTGTCCACCACCGGCCGAGCACTTCGGGTTGGGTGGCCCAGCCTGCCATATCGACCTGCAGGCCATTTTGAACCTTGGGGTAGGGGCACAGGTCAACCGCCCGGGCCAAACCATCGGGAGGGCTGGGTAGGTGCTTGCTGTGGGTGGTTTGGCTGGTGCCCTTGGCGGTGTTGGCTTTCGCCTCGGCCGGGGTGCGGAGGCCGTCAATCACGGAGAAGTCGAAGCCGATGGAGCTGCCGAGCTCGAGGGCCCTGACACAAATGCCCCGAAGGGCAGGAGTGACGCCGGCGAGGTGCGCCTGGCTGACGGAACCAAAGGTGAGGCTTACCATACTGCAGCCGTGCCGTCGGATTTAACCCAGCTCGAACCGTTGCAGAAGTTGGGCAGGGAATTGCTGGCGAGCTGCATGCTGTTCTTCGTGCCGGCCGCGCAAGTGAACGGGGCCGAGCCGGTGTTGTTCTGCGCGAATTGGATGGTGGTGAGGGAAGCGGTGGTGGCGCTGACTTGCGACGCGCTCACGGTGCCGCCGAAGTTGCCGGTGGTGGCGCTGACGACCGCAACGCTGATGCCGGTGGACATCAGGTTCACAATGCAGCTGGCCCCGCGATACCAGCACGGCACCGAAGAGGTATCCATGCCGACGCCGGTAAACTGGCTCTGGCTCTGGTTGTAGATCCGCATGGCAAGGCCCGCGCCGTCGGAGGTTTGGCGGATGAGCAGCTTGCCGGAGAGGCTGGGAACGCTGGCGCTATTGCCGATGATCAGGTTATTCACCGCATAAATGGTGGTCATGCTGGCGGTGTTGGTGCTGCCGGCAACGAGGGTGCCGGAGATCCCGCCGACGAGGATGGTGGAGCTGGTGGCGGGGTTCGTCGAGCTGACTTGCGCCAGGTTGAGGTTGAAGAGCCCAGATCCGTCGCCGGTGAAAATACCGCTGGCTGTCACATTACCGGGGGTGATGTCCTGCCCGCTGACAAGGCCGCCGCTGGCGAAGGAGAGGTAGGGGCCCCACATGCCGAGGGTGCCGTCCGCCTTGGCGGTAAAGGGTAGGGCAACGAGAAGCGCCGCCAGGACAAGTTGACGGAGGATCTTCATGTTACGGCTTCTTGTAGTATTTGGGGGCAAGGCCGGTGCCGCTCACGTCGTAAGCGGTGGCGTAGAAGCGATCCCATACGATGCTGCCGCTGATGGGGCCGACCTTGAGGATGCCCGGGTTGAGCGTCCAGGCGGAGGTGCCATCGAGCACTTCGGTATTCTGCGTGGGGGTCGCGCCGCAGGGGTCGGCCTGCAGGGAGAAGGGGCACACCAGGTAATTGCCGGTCGCGGGCAAGCCGACGATCTGCGTGCCGCTGGTGAGCACGAAAGTCTTGGAGGTGGTGGTGGGCAGGCGCGTCATGCCGCCCTTGGGGGTGTTTACCGGCACACCGAGAACTTCGCCCTGGCTGTTGGTTTGCACTTCAAAGGGCTGCAGGTCGGCCGCGAAGGCGGAAGCAGACAAAAGCGCCGCGCCCAGGATACCCCAGGCGCTGCGCTTAATGGCGGTGACGTTGAACATTAGCGGGCGGGCCAGCGGCTGTTAGCCTTGGCGACGTTCCAGGTGATGAACACCTTGACGCGCTCGGCAGCAGCCAGGTTGGGGGCGCTCGGCTTCACGCGCACCGCATCGCCCCGCAGCTGGGCGGTGACAACGGTGGTGGTGGTAACGAGATCCCCGACTTGGGTGGTGATGGATACCGGGTCGGTGTAGGTGACACCACCGATGATGAAGCTAGCCGGGTACGGTGCCTGGGTGATGGTGCCGGAGATCCCGTCGACCAAGGTGCCCGAGGTTTGCATGATCGCCTGCGCGGTGCCGAGGCGGTCGGTCGGCAGGGTGATCTCGGTTGCGCTCGGCTGGGCGGCGGTGAGCAGGGTGGCCGCCACATAGCGGGTCACGTCGCCATCGTTAATGACCGAGGTTTTCCACGCACCGGCGACGAGGCCATCGTCGAGGTTGGCCGCTTTTACGGCCGGTGAGAGGGTGATGAGGGCCGCTACAATGGCGAACCCCAGGGCTTTGAGTGAGAGTTTACGCATTGTGTATGCCTTTCTGGTTGGTAAAAAACAATTACGGCCCCACTCGGGAGCCGTCAAGCCTATGCTGCACGCTTCATTGGGATGGTTCGTGGCTTATGTGCCACGTTTCCCCGACGGGAAAGGTCGTTAATCAGGCCCAGCATTTCCTTCCGTTCCTCCTGCTGGTTCTTCTGCAGGCCCTCGAGCGCGGTGACAAAGGTGTCGGCCGTGTCGCGGATGGAGGCGGCAATATCCTTGCCCTGGCCGGCGATTGTGGCGGCCAGCTCTTCCATCCGCTTGTGCGTGGCGACGCTGTTCCACCGCTGCAGGAAGAAGCCAATCACGCTGCCGGCGAGGATGAGCAGGAAGAGCATGCCAATAATCACACCAATCAGGCCGCCATATTGGCCGAAGAGATCGAGGGTGTGATCCGGGGAGGGGAGCGGGATCGAGTTCATAAACATCTCCTTTGCTTAGAGGAAGAGTCGCCAAGCGATCGTAGCATCAGCGCCTGGTGCGTTGTTGAAAGTGATGGTGAGGTTGCGGGTGCCGCTGTTATAGCCCACCCACCATGCCGTTGCGTTGCCCGGGGAGCTGGTGAATACGAACGAGAAGTTCAGCGGCTTCGGGTCGCCCTGGTTAAAGCCCTGCGTCCAGCCAAGGGTCGCGTCGTCGGATGCAGCGTTTGTGCCAGACGGGCCGGTGGTGGAGTCGGGAATGTTTATAACGATGGTGGTGGCGGCCGCGAGCAGGGTGGCGGTGCCGGTCACAACGTCGGCATTGCTGCCCATATTGCGCTGGTGGCGGCTGGTTGCCTTCGCCATTTGGAAGCTCGCAACGGTGCGCTGGTTGCCATATTCCTCGTTGTCGAGGAACACGTTGTTGCCGGTCGCGCCGGAGCCCTCGAGCAGCCAGACGGTCGCGGTGTTTTTGCACGCCTTGTTGCCGTCGACCATGATGTATTGCCCGTTTTGCAGGAACACGATGCCGCTGGTGACAAACTTCTCGAAGTGGTTGTCGTTGATGCGAATGTTCACCGGCTCTTGGCTGGTGGCGGAGTTGGTTTTGAGCACGATGGCATTGATGGCGGTGACGAGTTTGCCGCCGGCGTCGGTGTAGGAACCGATGAAATCGTTGCCGGAGATCTTGTGGCAATCCCCGCCCGCGAGGGAGATAAGCTCACCAGCCTGCTTCCGCACGGTGCCGGTGGCGGTGAGTCCGGTTTCGTTAAAGGAAGCCCCGGCCACCTTGGCGTGCTTGGTGTAGCTCACCGTTTTCAGGGTGTTGTCGGAGGTGGTGACGATGAACGTGCCGTTGTTGGAAGGCAGCGCCGCGCCGGTGATGGTGATGGTGGTGAAGGTCGCTCCGACGGTGGAGAAGTCCGGGGAGCCGGAGAAGGTCGCCTTCATGGTGGTGCCAGATACCGAGGCAATGTCGGTGATGGTGCCGGTAACGTCGGTCACGGAGGCCTGCGTCGCCGGCATGCCGATGAGGTTATCCTTGATCACGTTGTCATAGCCGCCATTCATGATGATGGCGTTGCGGACGCAGCCGGTGATGGAGCTGTCGGAGAGCTGGCAACGGGCGGTGTAATCGAAGCGGATGCTGGTGCTGGCGAGGAAGCCTACGCCGCCCGCCTGGTTATCCATCGTGCAATCGCTAAGGATCACATCGCAGAGGCTTTCCTCGAAGCCGGTGATGGTGGTGAGGCGGACGAGGGAACCCGCGCCGGTGTTGTTTTGAACGCCGAAGTGGCAACCGTTGACGGTGATGTCGCGGATGCGTGCGCCGGCATTCACGCTCACGGAGTCCAGCAGGCACTTGAAGGAGCTATTGTTCTTGGTGCGGAGGATACAGTTGGAGATCTGAATGCGCTCCATCAGGTAGGCGGCCGCGTCGTTCTCCTGGGTAAGGCTGATGCAGTCGTCACCCCCGAAGATGATCATGTCGGCAATGATAATATCCCAGCAGTTGCGGGTGTGGTGCCATCCATCCTCGCCCACGGTGTCGCCGCTGAAAATACCAGCGCCGGTGATAACACCGTAGCGAGAGTTGCGGCCCTGCCCGGTAAAGCTGTTTTCCATGTATCCGACGGTGCGATAGCCCTTCACACCGAAGTATTCCACGTTGGTCATGCCGAGCCCTTTTTGGCTCTGCGTGAAGTTTCTCACATCGGGGAAGCGAAGGAAGCCGCCCTGAAAATCCCAAAACACCTGAACGGTGAGGATGCCGGCATCGTTATCCGGGTTATAGCTGCTGATGCAGAAGTTTTTGCCGGTGTTGATATAGTCGATGAGCTCCGCGTGGCAGATGATGGTGCAGTTGTCGCGGTAGTAGAGTGACTCCATGCCCGCGATGCGGATGCGGTTGGTGTTGCTGGTGAGGTTGAGGCTGGTTTCGTCCAGGCTGGCGTCGGAGCGGGTGGTGCTGATGAGCACATACTTCTGCCCCTGCAGCGCGACGGTGGTGGCGTTGGCGGGTACGTTGCCGGAGGTGAAGGTAATCATGCCGCCGGTGAGGTTCTGCAGGCCGCCGGTGTTGATGTTGTAGTGGACACCGTTCACCTTTGTTGCGGTGAGCACAATCGCCGCCAGGTTGGCCGGGGTGTTGCCACCGGTGAAGGTGATGGTGCCGCCGGCAGGGTTGCCTACGCCGCCAGTATCGATGTTGTAATGCACGCCGTTCGTTTTGAGCACGCCAGCCACGGTAACGGCCAGCTCGCCGGCAGCGGAGATTTGCGGGGGGAAGGCATAGGTGACGGTGGATCCATCGCCGGTGTAGCTCTTGGCGACGGTGACGGTGAGCTCGCCGGCATTCTCGAGGTAGGAGGGGAAGGAGAAGGTATCGGTGCTGCCGTTGGCCGTAGAAGATGCCGAGGCGTTCTTCATGTCGGTAATCGTGAAGCGGCCGTTGTTATCGTCGTTCGCCGCGCCCTCGATGGTGAGGAAGGAGCTGCCGGTGGCAATGGCGTTGATAACGGTAGAGCTGGTGAGTGCGCTACCCAAGGACATATTAACCTTCACCACGTTGGTCGAGAGGTATTTGATGGCGTTGATGGTGAGGTTGCCCAGGATGGCGCTCATCGCGGCCACGTCGTTCCCGAGCTTGATCTTGCCGGAGTCGATGATGAGGATGGTGTGGCTGTTGAGGTCGCCCGCCTTGTTGAAGAACTTTTGCATCCCCGAGAGGCTGTCGGTGACGCCGGTGTGGTCGATACCGCTAAAATCCTTGGAGTGAAAAACCTTGGCACCCTGGCTCAAATGGTCGGAGAGGGAGCGGAAAAGAATGGCCCCGGACGGGCGAACCAGGCTGTTGCCGGGAACACCGACCGCCTGGTCAACCGCTGCTTGCGCGGCGGCGGCATAGTTTTGTGCGAGGGCGGCGCTGCCGGCGGAGGCGATGGCGGAGGCGGATGCTGCAGCTGCGAAGCCGGAGGCGGCGGAAATGCTGGCGGTGCTCGGGCCGTTCTTCATTTTGCCGAGGTTGCCATCCCACGCGATCACCAGGTCGTTCGAGGGGGGGGGAGGCCGACGACCGTTGCGTCAATCACGCTATCGATGGGGAAGCCGATGCGGCGGTCGATGTCGCGGCGCTGATCCTGCAGCACCATCCAAATCGTATCCAAATCAGACTCAAGGGCTTCGGAGGAAATATCGCTGCCGGCGCTGTAGCGGTTATCGCGGGAGAGCACGACGTTACGGCTCAAGCTCACGACTTCCCCGCCATCGAGCGGGGTGAAGAGGTGAACGGTGCCGCCATCAGGATCCTCGAGGCCGCCAGTTACGATCTCATAATCGATGCCATCGATCATCACAACGCTGTCGACGGTGAAGTTAAGCCATTCTTCCTTGTCAACGCGGAACTGGAAATCGAAATCATCCTGACCCACCGTTGCGGTGTAGATGTTGAGCGGCTGCTGCTCTAAAACGACTTCATCGGCCATGTTTTAATACCTCGTTACCTTTTCGGTATCATGTTTAACACCGGCTGTTCAACGGGGATTGTCGACATCGCGTTGTTTATGTCGATGTCCAGCGTGCCTAATTCATCACGCGCCATGCGGTCGCGGAGATTCGCGCCGGCGGGGGAGGAAAGGAACACCGCGCGTGCGCCCCTGATGGCGGTTTGCCGGATCTGCGAGAGCATATTTGCACGCAGGGCATCGGCCGCGCTGTCGGGCAGCTCGGGGTGTTGGGCATACATCTTATCGAAATACGCCTCAAAATCCTTGTTATATTGGTCACTATTGAGCAGTTTCTCGACGTATTGGTGGTGAGTGAGCATCTTACCATCCGCCCCGGGGAAGATTTTGCCGTCCGCCATGATGCCGAGGAAGGTGCTGTATTCCTCGTTGTTCATGCGGGTGCCGTTCCCGACCGAGCGCGGCGGCATTTCCATGCTCATGTTGAGGCGGTAATACTCCTGGTAAACCGGGTCGGTGGAGATCTTGGTGCGGCTCACCGGCAGGACGCCCCAGCTCACCGCGTCGGTATGCTTAACCGGGTAGCCGTCAAAGTCACGGCGCTCGGGCAGGCCTTCGGAGAGGCCGGGGATCATTGCCCGGGCCTGCTGCCAAACGGAGGTTGCTTCGCGCATATAGGGATCAACCTCGCGCGTCGTCTGCTTCATGAGCCCGGAAAGCGGCACGGCGGCCGAGGAAATCTGGCGGGAGAGGAAATCGCCAATCGTGCGGCCGTCATTCTGTGTGCCGGAGAGAATGCCGAAGAACTGCGCGAAGCTCTCCATCCAGGTACTGTTGCCCACGCTGGCGGCGATGGCGTTCACGCCGGCACCAACCATCCGCATCATCGCATTGTCCTCGTCCGGGTCGGCCGGGTTGTAAACCTTGAGGGCATTGGAAATATCGGTAGCCATGCAGGCGGTGAGGGCCATCGGCTGTATCTTTTGGAAGCTGTAGTTTTGGCCGTTGATGGATACGGAGTCCGGCTGCAACCCTACACCACGCTGCACGTTGCGCTTGCCCGGGTCGTAGGAGAGGGAACATTGCACCCGGCCGTCCATCGCAAGGCCGGTCATGGCCGCCATCAGGCTTGTGCCCACCGCTACCCGCGCCATTGCCAGGTCGGCTTCGGGGCCGCCGCGCTGGATGGCTTCGCGGATCTGGCCGTTGAAGCGGGTGAGCATCGGGGCATCGGCCAGCGGAGAATACTGAATAATTCCCTTGTAGATGAGGTTTGTGGGGGTGCGGACGAAGGGCAGCACGAACTTCGCGGTAGGCAGGTTGCTCACCAGGTTCTGCACGGCCTCGCCGGTTTTCCCCATTTCGCTTTGGAAAGTCCAGTCTTTTGCCAGATCGGAGGCATACCGGCGCACCAGATCCTGCTTCAAGATGTCCTCGGCCGAGAAACGGTTGGGGTCGGATTGGCTCATCAGATCCTGGGCACGCTGCCAGATGGCCTCTTTATTGGCCTTGGCGAAGGCATCCGGGTCGAGGATGGCTTTGCCGGAACGCAGCGTCTGGTCGACCATTTCAGTTTGCGCCGCCTGCATGGCGTTATAGGTGAGGCCGGAGCGATACCATGCGGCCTTGAAGATGTCGTCGGTGCCCTTGATTACGGCGGTGGGGCGGCGGAGCGTCCAGCCCAGCCAATCCAAACCCACGTCGGTCATGCGGGCGAAAGCGCCAATGTGGTCGTCGCGGTCGCGCATGCTGGCGAAGGGATTGAGCAGGTCGCCGCTGATGGCACCGGGGCCGCTCTCAAACTTGGAACCTTGTGCGCCGGAGGGGGTGAGCTTCTCCACCGCGTCGGCTGCTGTCGAGAAGCCCTTGGCAGCTCCTACAAAGTCGCCCTCGAGCGCGGGGGCAACGACGTGCTTGCCGTAAAGGGAAATCGCATCAGAGAAGCCCTGCAGGCTCGAGGTGAGCATTGCCCGGGTTTCATCGAAGGTGTTGATGTTGGCCTGGCCGGCAGGGCCGAGGTTCGCGCCCCGGAAGTTTTGGTAACGACGAAAGGCCTTGCGGGCCCCGGGGATGGCGGATACCGCGTGGGCGGTGAGCTCTTGCGCCCCGTAGGCCAGGTTGCTCACGATGTTGGTGAGGTGGGTGGCGGGGCCGGAGAGGATATTGTTCACGAAGGCTTCATAAACCGCATCGCCGGCACGCTGGGCATAACTCCGGCGGCCGAGCTCGACGAGGAAATCGCCAGCCTGGTCGTTGTTCATGTTCTTCATGATCTCACCAATCCGCACGGTGTTCACGTTCCGCACGTCGGATAAGGCCTTCTGCAGGCCGACGGCCAGCTGGTTTTCCTCGGTGAAGAAACGCTCCATCCGCAAGCTGCGGGCGGAGGCGGCGGCAACGCGGGCCTTGGCGGTGAGGGCGCGGAGGCCGAAACGGTACGCATCGGTGAGCTTCTCGTATGCCTCGGGGGAACCGCCGCTGGTGTAAACCTCGTCGGTCGCCGCCTTGAGGTTTTTGGCGGACGCGCGGGCGATGTAGCGGGTGAGGTTGGCGTTCACCTCGAAGTTGGAGAGCTGATCCTCGGTGAAGGAAAGCACATCGTCGGCGGTGAGGCCGGATTTGGCGGTGAGATCTGCCAGCTCGGCATCGCTCATCACGCGGCGGCCGGTGGCGTCAACCTTTGCCCCACCACGTCCAGCCTCAACGGCGGCCTTCTCGGTGTTGTAGAGCTCACCCACGACCTTCGCCAGCTCGTTATCGTCCATGTTTTTGATGGGGTGAATATCATCCCATGCCTTATCCCATAGGCCATCGCGGGCATTCTTGACGAACTGCGCCATCTTCGCCTGCTTCGCCTGCGGGGTGACGGGGGGAACGGCTTGTTCGGCCGCCAGGCGCTCGGCGCTGGTTCCCGGGGCGGCGGAGTTTACTACCAGCGTTTCCGCTCCGGCCGGAGCCTTAGATGCGCTAACGCCCCTGATTACCGGGGCTCCGTCGGGGGAGAGGAATGTGTGGTCGCCAACCTGGGCAAGCACCTTGCCCTTCGACCACTTCGGTTGATCGCGCCCTTCGGCGGCCTGCAGGTTGCGGTTGAGGTAGTGGGTAGCCCCGCCGGTGTTGTCCGGCCGGGTGCCATTGGAAACCTCATCGAAGATCTGCGCGGCTTTTTTATATTCCTCGCTGTTGGGGTCAATCGCCATCAGCTTTGCCCGGGCGGTGGGGTCGCCGTAGGCCTCGAAGGCACCTTTCTTTTTCAGGATGCCGCCGAGATCTTTGCCGTATTTCCCGGCCGTTGCTCGGTTCGCATAAACATTTGCGACGGCAGCGAGGCCCTCATCGCCTTGGTTGCTGGCTTCTCCCAGCATTACGCGAATAGCCAGGTCGCGGGCAGCGGGGTCGGCTTGGGCGAAGATAGGAGCAGCTGGTGCGGCCGGAGCTTCTGCAGCTGCAGCCGGGGTTGGTTGCTTCTCGCCGGCGTTGATCAGGGGGTCGGTGGCGTGGGTAGCGCCGGCACCCGTTTCAGCCTTTACCTCGGCCCCGGGGGATAGGGTGGCTTGCGCGGCAGCTTGCGGGGTAGTACCGGGGGCGGCATCAGCGCCGGCGGCGGTGGCACGGCCGGCAGCACCTTCCACCTGGCGCATCGCACCGCTGGCTTTGGTCGCTTTAATGCCGAGGATAAGCTCGTTTACCAAGCCGCCGAGGCCGGCACCTTCGATCGCATTTTTCAGGCGGCCTTCGAGCGGGGTGTCGTCGCCATGGTGGGCAAGGTATTGCGTTACGGTGTTGTTGAGCACCGGGTTGTCCACGCTGGTAAGCAGATCGGAAAGCCGTTTTTGGTCGGGCTCGAAGGCGGTGAAGTCTGCGGCCGCGCCCGGAACGATACCCTTGGCTGCAGCGCCGGCGACCTTTTCCACAACCTTACTGCCGGTTTTGGATGCGAGGATTTGCACACCGCTCTCGAGTGCGTCGCCAGCCTTGGCGATCATGCCTACCTTGCCAATGGCAGCGAAGGGGGCGAGGAACTGCACTACCGGCCGCGCGTAACCGAGAATAGCCCGGTCGGGCTCGGGAACGTCGGGGAGGGAAAAGCGCGACTTGAGGTTTTCCGCCAGCGCGTCGTAATACTCGGGGGATCCGGGCTTGGTGTTGGCGAGGTAGGAGGCGGCGGGGTCGAGCACATTTTTAGCAACCAGGTTGCCGAGGTCGACGGTGAGGTTCTTCACGCTCTCGGCCGCATCACGCGCACCACCAATCACGGTGCGGTAGCCGATGTCCTCTTCCCAGCTGGGGGAAGGTTCAAACGCGATTTTGCCACCGTTGAAGGTGGCGGTGTCGGCCTGCAGGTGGGTTTGTACGCGCTCGGGTGTGATTACCGGGCCGGTGGGCTTGATGGGCGCGGTGGCGGGGGCGAGCTCGGCATTCACGGCCGGGGTGGTGGGGGAGGATCCTTCGGCCGGACGCCCGGGGCCGGTGGGAGTGCCGGCGATGCGGGCCTTAATCTGCTGCACCTGGTCAAGGTAAGGGTCAACCTGTTTGGCCTGTTGCCCCTGCAGGTAAAGCTGGTCGTTATTTTGCTGCAGGTTTGCCATTTTGCACCTTTGCTGTTGAGTCTAGGAGCTGGTTATAACGGTTCGTGATGAGCTCCATTTCACGAAGTTTTTGCGCTGCCTGGCGGTCGTCGCTGGCATATCTTTTCACAATCATCTCCTGAACGGTAGGCCAATCGTAGCGGCTGTTGAACACGTCCACCCCGCCGAGGATGCCGGTGGCCTGCGAACGGAGGGCCATCATCTGCTGCTGGGTGTAGCGCGGGCCAGCAACGCGGGTAATGATTTCGTTGCCCCATTCTCCGATCGAGGAAATGTCGTCGGGCTTATCAAGCAGCCGGCGTTGAGCCTCGAGCTCTGCGGTTTTGCGGAGCTGTGTTGCCTGTTCGTCGACGTTTTGCATCCACTTCGGCATGCCGGGTATGGCTGCGCCATCGGTGGCGGGGAACACGGTGGAGAGCTGCTGCTGGAAAGTTTTATATTGCTGGCTGTTGATCACGTTATTCTTATCGGAGTTAGCAACCATTTCTACGAGATCCCGGCTATCCTGCGTAGAAAGGAGGCCAGCCTTGTGTTTTGTGATGATGGAATCCACAGTTTCGGATCGGTCGCTGACGCCCTTATAGGTTTGGGCGAGGGTCGCCAGGTCGCTAGATTGAGCAGCTTCTTTTTTAGATGAGAAAAGCTGGGTGATGTCGGAGCTAACATCGAAGGAGCTTTTGTATTTATCCCCATAGGCGCGAATATCGTCGCTGGTGAGCTGGTGTGCATCGGCTTTCACTTTCAGGTCAAGGTAATCAGACGCCGCTTGGAGCTTAGTTGCACGCTCATTTTTAACGCGTGCCTGTTCTTCCATCGTATTTTTTTGGCTGGCGTAGCTGATGGTTTTGTTGGTGATCTCCACCACGTCGTCGGCCTCGAGCCCGTTCTTCACGGCAACCTCCGGCAGGCTGCTCACGAACTTTACCGGGTCGCCGGCACGGAGGCCCTGCAGGGTGAGCGCCTGGTTGCGGATCTTCCGCTCGGCCACGATCGCCTTCTCGGCGGCTTCGGCAGGGAGAAGCGCGTTCACACTCACCGCGTCGGAGTAGACGGTGTGCATCTTCGACATGGTTTCCTGAAAGAGCTCGTGATCGCCCCGGGCCAGCGCGTCGGCCGCCATTGGTGCGTAGGCTTGCTCTGCCGTGTTCACGCGGGCCTTTGCTTCGTCGCGCTGCTTCTGCACCAGGTTGCCTTGAGCGGTGGCGAGCATTTTGCCGCGCATCGATCCGGCCGAAGTGGTGAAGCGTTCCAGCAGGTCGGGGGCTTTTTGCACCAAAACGTCCTGCTTACCCTGCACATAGGCTTGGGTTTGCTTGGCGATGGTTTCCGGGTCATTGGGATTTTCCGCCAGGATCTTCCCGAAATTGCTCTGCATGTCCACGTCGAGATCCACGGAGGCACCATTCAGGGCGGCGCTGCGGTAAGCCTGGTTGCGGATGGTGTCGTCGGGTGGCAGATTATCAAGCGTGGCTTTGCCTTCCACATAGTCAGTAATGCCTTGCTTACTGGCCTCGAGCTTCACCCGTTCGGCTTCATTCTGCTGCACCTTGTTGGCGGTTTGGAAGGCCAGCTGCGACACCCCGCTCCATACCTGCGCGGCATCGCGCGAAACGCGGACGGTGGACGCACCACCCAGCCCTTGCGGAATGTCGAAGTTTAGGCGAACGACGTTGTTAAAATCGACCATTATCCGATCCTATTCCTGTTCATGTACCAGGTCATAAGCCCGCTCGCCGCATCGGTGCCCCCCTTGATGAGGGCGTTGCTGGCTTCGGAGCCGGAGGCAGCGGAGTCGGCGCGGAGGGAGCTGATGGTGGAAGCTGATGCCAGGTTCTGCAGGTCGCCGGTGATGCGGCTCTGGTTGATGGTGTCCTGGTTAATCGTCTGCACGCTGGGGCTGTTGAGCTGGATGCCACGGCCGGCGAAGGTGGCATCTTGCGCGGCCTGCGTGCGGAGCAGTTTATCGAGGCGCTCATTTTCCATGGCAGCGGCTTTCACCTTCTCATTGCCCACGGCGAAATCCTTGTATTGCTGCTCGATCTTCGCGGCCTTGGAAGCCTGCATGCCGGAGAAGAGGGAACCACCGGCGCTCAATGCGGAGAGGCCAAACGAAGTCCAGGGGGAAGCCATGATGGTTGCGAAGAAGCCAGAGCTGGCGGCGGTGGTGGCGGCCGTGCCGGCAGCTGCGGCACCTCCTGCAGCTGCCGCTCCGCCAGCTCCGGCGATGGCGGGCATCGCGGCGAAGCCCAAACCGCCAGTTGCAAAGCCAATGCCCCCAGCGAGGGCCATGAGTCCGATCGTGCGTGCGGTGCCGCTCATTAGAAGTTTACCTCCAACGCTACCCCGAGGATGCCGAGGGGGAGCGGTTTTTCTTGGGTTATTGTCAGCTGAGCGGTCACGTCGACCACACCAAGCCATACAGGAACTTTGCCAGAAAATGACTCGGCTGGCGCGTCGAATAAGGCCCCGTCGAACTTTTTGAGAGGGGGGCGGTAAATCACCGTGTCATTTTTACACTTCACGACAAACTCGCGGGTGTTGAAGGTTTCGATGTCCACACGCACCAGCTGCCGGGGTTTGCCGAAGGTATCGTAGAGCCCGAGCTTCACGTCGTAAGGCATCGTGGTTGTGACGGCGAGGAAGGGCAGGCCGGCTTCCACCGAGGTCGCCGCCTTAGCCAGAGTGATGTTTCCGCTGGCGGGGGCCTGGTCGGCCACGATGAAGTCGTCGGCGCGGATGGAGCTGTTCTGGCCGTTGAGGTGGGAGAAGCCGCTCCATACCGTTGCGGATGCCCCGCTTTTTACCACGCTGCAATCAAGCCAGTTGGCATAATTCCAGCGTTCGATGAAGGTTTGGGTAACGCCGTTGATGGTGCGGCTCACCGTGAAGTAGGCCCGGTTGTCCATTTCCGCGACGGAGAGGTGGCGGCCGGTGGTGGTTTGCAACGTCCAACCGTTGATCTCTTCTGCCCGGAGGGTGTTGAGGGTGGCGAGTGTGCCGTCGCCGTTCACCACCAGAATGTAGTTTGCCGTGGAGTCGTCGCTTGGCCGGAGGTAGGCCATATCCTGCGGGTCGCGGATGAGGTGGGCGGAGAGCGTGGTGACGGAGGCGCTTTCGTAAGCCTGCTTCACGTCGTTATAAACCGCCGCATAAATCGTTTTACCGCCATCCCCGACGAAGTAGATGGCCCCCTCGACGGAAACCGGCTTAATGGCGCGGGTGCCGTTCTCGGAGGCGTTGATGATGGAGAAGCTGCCCGGGGTGAATGTCGGGGTGCTGCCGTTGGCATAGGGCACGAACATTTCGCGGCTTTGGGAAAAGAACATCAGGTGAGCGCCGGCATAGGTGCCGACAATCGGATCCGGCTCGCCGTCGGTGATGTAGGCGATCCCTTCGTTGTCCAGGCCACGGCCAATGTCGAAGTCGAAGGGAATGCCGATCCGGCTCCCCCACACCCCGTTCGGGATCTGTGTGGATCCACCGACGAAGAGGCGCTGGCGGATGAGGGCTCCGCTGCTGGGCCAGCCGCGCGTGTTCGACCAGCTTGCTTCATACCCGCTCTCGATGTTCCAGCTGCCCGAGGCGATGGCGGTGGTGTCGTAGAATGTGGTGTCCATAACCCCACGAACGACGGTGCCGGAATTGTATTGCACAACCCGGGCGCGGCCACCGTTGCCGTTGATATACTGGCCGACGGTCGCGGCGGAGAAGGGGGTGCCGGTGCTGGCGGTGAGGGTGACGGTGCCGGTGGTGCCGGAGGGGGTGAGCGTGCCGGCAGGAGCGGTGACGGTGGTGCCGGCAAAGGGGAAGAACGGAATGTTGGCCGCGCCCCAGGCGGTGAGCGTCCAGCTGGTGTGAGATCCACCGCGTTTCAGCTTCACCGGCTCAACGTCATTGTGGAAAATGATCATGGTGTCGGTGTATTGCGTCACCCAAATCTTCTTCACCTGGTCGGCCGTCCACACCGCACCGTCGCCGGAGTTGAGGGTTGCCACCAGGAGCAGAGAGTCGTCGGTGTCGACGCGGAAGATGCGGAGCTGGGTGTCCTTGAAGCACAGGAGGTATTGCTGATCCTTGTTAAAGCGGAAGCGGATCACGCGGGCGTAGCCGTCGAAGCCGAGGGCCACCAGCTTCTCGAGCCCCGGCCGGCGGACGAAGCCACCCTGGGTGAGCAGCAGCACGTCACGCATTTTTGCCGCCCCTTCCTCGAGGTGGCGGGTATCGTTACGCGCAATCAGGCGGGGGTCGAGCTCGCCGCTGGTATATTTAACTTTGAGGGTGCGGACGGTAGCCATTAAATGAGGATGCCCCCGCCGGCGCTACGCATCCGGGTCAATTCATTCATGCGCGGGGCATCTGGCGGATCCATGCTGTCGTCGAGAAACTCCGCTTCGAGAAGGTGGCCGGCGGCTTCGTTGTTCCAGTAGCGGGCGATGTCGGGCTTGCCGAGCACCCCCACGCCGAACACGCCAGCCATGCGCTCTACCAGCACCGTTTCAAAAAAGGCGGGGAAGTAAGCCTCCACCACATTCATCAGACACAGGCCCATCACTTCCGGCTCGTCGCAATGCAGCTGCTTGCCGCCCTCGAGGATCTCATAATCAAAATCACCATCCACTTCGTAGACGCGGAACGCACCCGGGGGAACGGCGAAGGCGTAGGCCCAGCGGGCTTTAGGCGGGGTGGTGAGGCGGTTGAGCGGCCGCCAGAAAGAGGCGAACTTCCAGTTGCGCTTCGAGAGCAGAGTTTCCTTGATGCGCCGGTATTGCGCGGCGGCGACCTGGGCAGGCCGCGAAGCCTCCGCGAAGGAGGTTATGCTGCCGGCGTCGCCAATGAGGATCACGCCCTGGTTGCAAATATCGACGCTGCTGGTAGCCATTTCTTAAATCCTTTATGAAAAAAGCGGGGCGAGGCTACGGCCACACCCCGCTTTTCGGTTACTTCAACACCGATTAGGTGTTTGCCACGCTGATGGTCGTGCCGTCGGAAACCACGAGGGTTCCGTTGACGGTATCGACGCTCAAGACGACGTGGAGGCTGACGGTGGTTGCCACGCCATTCACAATTCCGCCATACACCAGAATGGTGTCGAGGGCTTTAACCTCTTTCAGGCGGGGATTTGTGGCGTAATTCCAGTAGCCATCCACCTTGACTTGCGCCTGGGTGTCGGCCGTTTTGTAAACCCACTCGATCGGCATATTGCTGTCGTAGCGGGGATACTTCGGCCAGAAGGTTGCAACGGTAAAAGCGTTTGCCATCTTCTTATCTCCTGTTGTTGCAGTTTCACGGAACTAGGGGTGGGGGCCGAAGCCCCCAAACCTTAAACCGTGTCGTCCTCGTCGCAGTAAATGACGAACACACCGGCGGGGTCAATGACCACGGCGGAGCACATCATGATCGTGCTGTATTGATAGGCCAGCACGTTCAGGTTGTCACCCGCCTTGACGGTCGGCTCCATAACGGACGTGAAGCCAACAGCACCCTTAGAGTAGCTGTAGCAGGTACGCACGTTGTTGGCGTCGATCGGCAGGCCACCTTCGTCCATGTCGGGCACGACGTAGAAGCCGAAGCCGTTGTGGCTCATCATGAGGCCACCGCCGGCGAGCGGTTTCTGGTCGTTGAAGTCGACGGACGCAACCTTGGTTTGCTCGCGGTAGAAGCTCTCCTGGCTGGAACCGACCACCAACGCACGATCATTCATCGGAATGCTCGTTTTGTTCATGATGCGGCGCAGCTCGGAAGTCTTATCCAAGAGCAGGTTGCTGCCGGTGCCACCAAAATCAACGCTGATAATGTTGGCGGCCGGGATGATGCCATCGGTGAGGGCTTGGGCCAGGGCGTCCAGAATAACCTGGTCACGCATCCGGCGGGCGGCCTTACCGTGGGCTTCACCGATCAGGGGGATTTCATCAAAATCCACCGTTTCGCGATCCATTTCATCACTGAAAGTGGTGAGGTGGAACTTGCGGATCGGGCAAGGGATCAGGCTGTGCAGCAGGCCATCGTTGGTGACGGGCTGGAAGCTCGAGCCGGTGCGCTCTTGCATGCGCTTTTTGTTGTTGGTGCGGCGGAAGTAGACTTTCTTGCCCTTGTAAGGCTTGAACATCACGCTACGAACCAGCATGTCGCCTTCGGCCTGGTAGGCCTGCTTCACGTTGGAGTCGTATTCCTCACGACCTACACCAGACAGGTAATCGGTGACGGTGTTATCGGCCATCGAAGTATCTCCTAGTTGGTTTCAATTCTTTTTTGCCTTCGCCTCGATTATCCGCTCGTTGCCGTCGGGTCGGTGCTTGTAGGGCCTTCCCCCTACCGGGAGGCAGCTGGTGCCGGGTCGCTTGGCTAGATTATCCGCTCGTTGCCGTCGGGTCTGCCGTGATGCGATTATCCATTCACGCCGTCACATCACACATCGCAAAAAGCAAAAGCCCCCGCAAGGGGGCTCATGCACGATTTCGCTCCTATGCGACGGATTGGAACTGCTGGTCGCGCTGCTTTTTGAGGTCGGGATAGCGGTTCAAAAGATCCGCGATTTCCTTCCGCACTTGCTCGGCCTTGGCGGGGTTCGCCTTGGTGGAGTGGCTGGTGAGCTCGGGCAGCTGGGCCTTGAGCTCGTTCAGCTGGTCGAGAGGCGTTTTTCCTACGCCATCCGTCTGTGTGGTGGGGATGGCCTTATCGATGCCGACCGCCTGGCGAAGAGCTGCTATGGCGAGCACTTCGTCGGCCGTGCGCGGCATGTTGATGAGCACGTCGGCCAGCTTCGGGGAGCCCTGTTTATCGGACACGGTTTTGTCACCGACAACCTTCTTGAGCCATGCGACGTTATGGCCGATGGTCTGTGTTCCATTTGCACCAAGTTTGGTCATTTCAGCGCCACGATCGGGGTTAATCGCCACCATCAAGCGGGCGTGCAGGTTCGCCAGGTCGTTCATCGCCTCACCCGAGATCTTGTGCTTCTTGCCGATCTCGAGCACTTCCTTCATCGCGGGGTCGTCCGCCTCAATCTTGAAGCCCGATTTCGTGATGTCGTCCGCGAGCTTGATTTCGTAGGTGTCCGGGGCTTTAGGCATCCCCTTCTCGAGGGAGGTGTAGGCTTCGACGATGGCCTTGACGGGATCCTCTGCGTTGGCGAACTTTTCAGGCAGGCCATAGTGTTTCGAGAGGCCGGGCTTGTCGTAGGCGAAAGAGCCGGTAGCGCCTGCAGCGCCTTTATCGCCGCCAGCACCAGCGCCTGCAGCGCCATCCTTGTTTCCGCCCGCATTACCACCGGCAGCGTCGCTTCCGCTCGCACCCCCGGCAGCTGCAGCAGCACCACCCGCCGCTGCTTCATCGATGCCCTCGGCACCAGCCTGTAATCCTGTATCAGCCATGATTTTACTCCTTGATTAGTTTTCGATTGCTATGATGTCAGCTTCGCGGATGCGTCGCAACAGCCTCACCACGTCTGCCTGCCCGTCACGTTTATGCGGGTAGCCGGCGTCGCAGCCTGGCGCGGTGAAGGGGTTTTGCTCGTAGAGCTGGCGCAGGGCCACGAAGAGGGCGATGCCGTCGGCGCTGGCGAGTAGGCGCTTGCCGGCGCGGAGGGCGGCGAAAGAGAGGCCGGTTTCCCCCGCGAGATCTCGCAGCGTTTTTTGCTGCATTTCCATCTTCTCGGCGGGGTCGTTCTCGTCACGCGGGCGGATGCCGGCGGCTTCGAGCTCGGGGGTAAAGCTGGTCGCAGGTGCGGGCTCCGCCGACGTGTCGGGGAGCCCGCTGATCTGGCCTTCTCCTTCTGGTATTTCGTGCATGCGTCCTGTCATGCCGGGAGATTAACTCCCGACGCCCGCCGTTGCAACCTTCGTCAACGCGGCCGGGTCGATCCCGCCGCCCCCGGGTTGCCCCGGAGCACCACCGGCCATCATGCCGGCAGCGAGATCCTGCTGCATCTGGTCGCGCTCGCTCTTCGGGCGAACCAGACGCGGCGTGACCTTGAACAGCTCGGCCATGATTTCCGGGTAATCCTCGAGCTTGGTGCCGAGGGTGAGGCCCTGCATGCCGGCCGTGCCCAGGATGGTTTTCATGAAGCGGTCGATACGCATGGCTTCTTCCATGTTTTGAGCTTCGGCAATCGGGCTTTCCACGCTGACTTTCAGCTCCTGCCCGTTCACCTTGAGGCCGCCCAGGTCGATCACGCCCAGCTGATCCATGATGTCGAGCATCCGCGCGACGAGTGGCTGGATGAGCTCGAAGTGCAGGCGGCCGAAGCTGGAACCAATGCGGTCGGCAAACTCTTGCTGGCGGTAGGAAATCTCGGTGGCACTCCGCACCGGGTCGTTGATGGATCCAAGAGGGTTGTTGAAGAGGTGGTTGTTCACCGCCTCGCGCATGTCCTTCACGATCATCTGGCCGACATCGAAGTTGCCGTTGTTGTCGACGCGCTCGATGGGCTTGTGGTTGCCGCCGGTGGGGAGCACCGGGATCATCATACCAGGCTGGAACTTGAGCTTCTTCGGGTTCATCACCGTGCCGCTCTGCACCATGTAGACGCCGGCAATCGCCATCGCCGCATTCTGCAGAATATACTCGAGCACCTTGTTCATCACCTTCACGTCGGCCAAGGCGGTCATGAAGGGGCCGCGACCGTAAACCTCACCGGGCATCCGCATCCAGCGGAACACGATGAGTGGATCGGTGCGGTAGCGGCGCTTTACGATAAACTTTTTCTCGGTCGGCTCGAGGACGTAGTAGCAATACGGCCGCTTTTCGTCGAGGTGCGGCTGGTAGCGGATACCCTCGATGAGCTCAATCTGCTGGTTGGGCGTCGCATCGATGATTTTGGTGAGCTTTTCCGGCAGCTCGGCATCATCCCACGTCGGCTTGATGTTGCGCGCGGCCATTTTGTAGCGGCGGAACTTGGTGCCCACAGAACCATAAGGCCCCTCCTGCAGGAAGAGCTCGGCTTGGGGAACGGATTGAAACTGGAAGATGTTGGTTTCGAGAGATCCCGGCTGCAGCAGCAATGCGCCGGTGCCGACGCCCAGGTCGAGTAGGCTGGGGGTGACTTCGCTGTCGAAGTTGCTCTGGTGCAGGTGAGCGAACATCAGCTGGGTTACGGTTTCGGTTTGGATCTGCGCCTGCAGCCGCGCCTCGTAGGGCATCGAGAGGAACTTGGTGCCCGGGCTCAACCCCGCCCAGTTGCGGAACTGCGGAAGCATGATGGATTGGATGCGGTTGGCGAAATTGATGGCGGCCGCTTGGGTGCCGCTCTCGAAAAGGTGCTCATCGCGGCGCTGGCCTTCGGTCGGCTGGTAGAAGTTTTCTCGGGTGGGGATCAACCAGCGGTAGGTGTCATACATCGTCGGCTCATACAGCTGCCGGCGTGCCACCGCGTCCACGAAATCGCGGAGGAAGGTTACTTCATCGTCGCCCTTCCCGGCGCTCGGCATTGTTGCGACGTATTCGGCCATTATCCGAGGTTTTTCTGCTTGCGGTCGGGAACGCCTACCGCGCCGGTGTCCTGGTTCATCAGGCCCGCCAGCCCGAACATGCGCGAGCGGCGGATGGCGGCGGCGGAGTCAGCCTGATCCTTGAGATCGCGCTTCTGCTGATCCATTTGATCCTGCTGCTGGCGCTGCAGGTCGAGCTCCGCTTGGCTGGGGCCTTTTTGTTTGGGGCCGGACATTTCACAACACTCCCGTTAGAATGGATTTACCTGGGTGGCGGCGTATTTCCTGCAGAGAAGCCGGTAAAGGCCGTGCGGGGTGAGCGTCAAACCACTTTCAATACCCATAATACGCTTTACCACCCCAACACAATGACTCTCTAGCTGGAAAAGCTTTCTCGGCTCCCCGGGTAGCGTCACTTTCAGCACGGTATGGTCGGGGTAAGAGGCGTAGCAGCGGGCCACAATCTCGGCTTCATCGTTCCAATGGATGATGTTACAGCCGTGCAACACCGGGTCGATCGCAACGGAGAGCTTCTCGGTGATTTCGCCAATGACGAAGGCATGGGAGAAGCCGGGCTGCAGGTATTTCGACCACCACCACCGGCGGCCGCCGGCGTTAAAAACCACATACCAATCTCGCGGCGGGTTCTCCACGTCATTCATCGGAGTTGTCCATTTTCCACTGATTACTGCGGCCGGAAAGTGGGTTGAAGCCCACGTCCATCACCATCGGCTCCGTCACCAGCTCGGTCGCGCCCTCTTCCTCGTCCAGGCGGATATTCAGAAACTCGCCGCCGCCGGAAAGGGCATACTCGTTCCCGTTCATGATGTGCGATGCGTCGTTCTTTTCCGGCACATCGGAGAGTTTCACCACCCCCATAATGCGGGTTTTGCGGTAGTGGTAATCGCCGCCGAAGCCCGCGATGGATCTCTCGCACCGGGGGTCAATCAGCAACCCGGGCTGGCCGTCGACCAGGCGACGCAGCGGGTTACGCACGCACATCAGGCGGGCCTTGAGGTCGTTGGTGGGGGCGGGGTGGATATTCAGCCCCTTTTTCCAAAATACCGTCATGGGAGTAACGGTGCTGTCGGTTTCGCTGCGGTGGTTGCCGGCAGGGTCGCCGTGCATCATGTAGGGGTAGCCGACGCCGAACCGCTCGCCCAGGAAGGTTTTGAGCGCCGGCGCAAACTGCTCGGCCCCCATGACGATGAGGTCGCCCTTGCTGTCCACCGGCACAAACTCGGCCAGCATCACCCATTGCCCGTTCGGCCGCTTCTGCCAGACGCCGGCGGCGGGGGTGAGGCCAAAGTCGACGCCGATGTGGAGCGGCACGTTCATTTCCTTCGGCAGCGCATCGAGGTTTTCGTTGGCGACGTGGATGCTCGAGTTGAAAAACTTGCCATAAACCGGCTCGCCACGCTTTATCGAGCCGAAATTGCCCTTAACCAGTACCTCAATTTCATCTTCATCGAGGTTTTTCATCATTTCGATGTAGTAATTAACTGGCAGGTTTTCAATGTTTTCGGCATTGGGAGCCAGGCCGGAGGGCTGCTTATAAATCGGATATAGCTTTTTCTTCTCGAAAACGTCGTGGATCCAATGCTTTTTGTCCGGGGGGTTGGTATCAATCAGCACACAACGCTGCGGAGCCCCACCATGGCGCATCGCCGGGTAGCGGCCGACGCGGGTGGTGAGGTGTTTGTAGATCACATAAACGACTTCGGAGCCTTCGTTGATCCAGGCGTTCGTCATTTCCAGCGACTTCAGCTTGCGGACGTGCTCTTCGCGGTCGAGCGCGATAAACCAAAACTCCATGTGGTAGTGCCGGCCGTTCTTCCGCTCCGCCTCAAACTCGCTGGTCGGGTCGGGGTCGGTGTGAAACTCAATCAGGCGCTTTGGCGGGCGCGTCCGCATGTAGTATCCCGGGAAGATCTCGGGGGGAAACCAATCGTTGAACGTCTGCAGAGTGGTGGCTTCGAGGTCGTTGTAGGTGTTGCGGATGATCACGGTGCGTGCGCGGCGGATCCCGTCGATCGGAGAAGGCGGCTGCTCAAGGTTCAGCTGCAGCAGCTTAAAACACACTCCCGAGCTCTTGCCGGATCCAACCGGCCCCATGATGCACGCGACAAAGGCCCGGCTGTCCATAAACCGGGCCACCGTCGGCGGCGCATTGTAGGTGAGCTGGAAGTCCTGCGTCACTACTTGATCTTCGCGTAGAGCTCGGTGGTGGAGAGCAGGATGCCTTCGAGCATTTGGTCGCACACGCGGATTGCGTCGGCCTTGCGGAACATACCGTTCTTGGCGTCGCAGGCTTCATCGACCCGGGCGGCCACGCTCATGTGCCGTTTTTGGATCTCGCTCGCCAGGGCGCAACCGAAGCGCGATGCAGCTTCCCGCTCCACGTCGCGGCGCACCGCCTTCCATACTTCCCGCGCGGCGCGGATGCCGAGGCGGATTACTATTCCGGCGATCACGAGGCCGCCGACTAAACCGGCCGCACTAAGCGCCAGTTGTGCCGTTGTTGGTTCCATTTGGGGTTTTCCCTTCCTTCGTCAGTTTTCTAACCAGCTGGTTCAGCGTTTCCTTCGCCGCTCTTTCGAGATCGTCGATGTCAACCGCCAGCTCTCTTACTTCCAGGGGTTCTTTTTCCCCGGGAAACTCTATCCGCGCTGTCAGCCACGAGGCCCACATGCCCGAGCTGCTCAACGCCGGCCACACTATCACCGATACCACAGCCTTCGGCCGATCGGAGTAGCGTTCCAGCAGCTTGTTCATCGCCTTCCCCAGCCGCATCCCCGTTTCGTTGAAGGCGAACCCCGCGTCCAGCGCGAGCTCCTGCAGGGTTTTGCCCTGGGGAACCGAAGGTTCGGGGGGTGTAATTTTCTGTTCCGTATCCGCTAGGAATGTATCCACGTTCGATTGCTTTCGCTACGCGCCCGACGAGCGCAGTTAAAAATATGCCAGGCCCTTCGCCTGGCGAAAAAAAAGTGAGGTCGTAAACGGTGTAAGGGCCGCATCGCCAGCTGCAGTAAAGCACCAGCAACCCGTCACGCACACGCGAGCTCACCTTCACTTTGCCGGCAGCGACGCCGGCGGCTTCGATTTCCCGAAGCAGCTGGGCGGCGAAGGGGGATACGCCGCCAACCATTTATTCAGCCGGCTCGCTGTCCGGGCCAGGGGTCGCCTCATCGGAATTATCCGATGGCTCGGGGTTCTTGGCCGCCGCCTGATCCTGCAGCTCATACTCGCGCCGGGCTGCAGCGCCGCCGTCGTCAACCTCGCTGGTGGTGATCTCGCGGATATTCACCTTCACATCACCGATGGTGCGCTGGCGCACCGCCGGGATCTCACTCGGCAGGCTCGGGAGAGCCGGCTTCGGTTCCTTGTTCATGTTCTAATGCTCCTGTTTCGTCGTCATTCACCGGCACATCGGTAATCTGGCCCTTCTGCCCGTTCACCGAGGTTACGATGGATTTGCCGTTCCCCAGCTGGACGTTGAGCAGGATGCGGACACCCTGGTTCTTGTCGTTGCTAAAGCCCATCAGATCCTTCACTTCCTTTGCCGATGCGTCTTTACTGGCCTGCGGGGTTCGCGGATCCAGCATCCGACGCCAGTGGTAGGTTATCAGGGCCGACTTCTTGATGGAAGTGCCATCACCCGTCGTCGCCAACAGCCGGTCGATGAGGTCGAGAATGTCCAAACGGCCCAATAACACCGCCGCCTCCACCGGCGCGTTATCGGCCTCCACGCCCCGCTGCACAAAGAAATCTGCAGGCGAGCCCCCTATGACAATGTGCTTGCAGAAGGCGATGTCGTCCTGGCTATACTGTGTCGAGCCCACCACACCCCCCTTCTTCTTTTCCGCTAAAGTTTTAGGCGGCCGCCCCCTGCCACGCTTTTTCTCCTTAACCGGCTGGTTTCCCGCCGAAATTACGTCCGCCATCTGCATAATCTCCTTTACCTTAAAAACCTACACTTTCCTCCGGGTTTACACAACGGGAGTGCCCAGCCCCGGCCCAAAGCCGGGTAGCTGGGCACCTCACTATAATGAATATCGATCTCCATAATTCCAAACAGTCCTCTATCTTGACTTTGAGGGGGGGTGGACGGTAAGCTCCCTTCCGAGCGCGGGACGCCGGGGGGCTTACCGGACATCCTGGGGGGGCCTTAACTGGCGGATTTCTGCCACTTCCAATCCAAGTATCTGATGTAAAACCCAAAATGGAAAATGTAGCGGGGGTGCTACCTCACGGGGGTTGACGGGCCGCGTTTCGGAGGCCGGGGGTCGTTTTTGGCGGATTTCCGCCCCCCGCCCCCCTATTTGTTCCCCTCGCTTGTGTGCTTTCTGTGCCGATTTGGGTGGAAGTGCTGCTATTGTTTCACCATTCCCATTGTTTGTTGGCTCTCACCTTGAAGAGAAGCGTGGAACCATGTTTAACATAATGACTATTATGCGTACCTTCTGGCTGGGTGGGGGAGGTCGGCGGCTGGCGCTTGGAATTGACTATGCCCGACGACCACCACCGCGTCCACCCGTATCGTGTGTGCGTGCGCTCGTGCGTGTGCGTGGTGGGTGTGTATGTGGGGGCGACGGTAGGGGCTTGACGTGAGGCGGTGGGGTGGTGTAGCTTGGGGGCGTTGGTAGGGCTTTGCATCCCTGCTTACGTTCAAACAATGAAGGGTAATCCTATGAAAGACACCACAATCGCGAAGGCCGTGCGCTGGTTCCCCGGCAAGTTATGGCAGGGTGAGCGCGTGAGCTTTGAGGTCACACTTGAGCTCCACCAGCTCGCGGGCAATGAGCGCCCGCACTTCTCCGCCACCGTCAACGGCTGGAACCGGCCATATACCACTCGCCCCGTAAGCCGCGATATTGATTTCGGCGGCTGCTGCCACGAGCTTATCGTCAAGTATTGGAAGGCGGCGGCGCTGGTTGTCGCGGTGCATTTGTCCGATGATAATGGCGTTCCCATGTACGCGGTCGAGAATGGTTGGTATCACGCGGGCGGCTGCATCAAGCACGGAGCCAACCCCAACGCCACAAACCCCGAGCGCTACCCCGCCAACGTCGACCACCTCGCCTCCCACCTCCGCATCGAGAAGGACAAGGCGGCGGCCATCATTAAATCGGTGGCCGATGGCACGGTCAACAAGCTGGCTTTTACGCTGTTTTGTGACTCCCAGCTCCCGCGCTGGAAGCGTGAAGCCGATAACGCGCTCACCTTCATCCAAATCCAATCCGACATCTTGAAAGGCTAAAGACATGACACAAACCGCCAAAACCCCCGGGCAGCTGGCCTATGAGGCCGACCTGCTCAAACTCCCGACCTACCACACCGGCGAAGCTCGCCGGTCATGGGCTGCGCTCTCCGACTTCGTGAAGGCTTCATGGGAAAAGAACCCCACCGCACGCCACGAGCAGCAGCAGGTGGACGTGGTGGCGACAATCACCCTTTGCCTCCCGATGGGGTGGGATGCTGATGAAATCAGCGTTTACCTCCGCAGCGGCCTCATGGGCACCTTTTCCGACGATTTGCCCCCGAGTATCCCCGACGAGAACGGCAACGCACAAAGCCCGGTAAACTTTACTTTCATGGAAGAGCGCGAGATCTACGACAGCGACAGCGACGAGGAAACCCGCAAGGGCTATTTTGTGCGCCATGCCAACCTCCCCGAGGCTTTTTATATTGAAGCAAACACCGAGGTCGGCGCTGCTGAAGTAGGGGCAGGGGCGGCTTGTGACCTGCTGCCCTATGGGGAAGCGGCGGGCGAGTATCACGTCCACGCATTCGACCCGCTCGGCGGCATCGGGCGGCTGCTGGGCACCTACAAGGCCAACGAAGAGGGCGAGCTGGTCGACTAGCGCCGAAACCGGGGCAACCCGGTCGCGGGAGTGGTGGCACCCTCCCCCCTGATGAAGGCAAGCCAAACCGAAAGGAAAGACGACGACCCATGAAACGAGAACCCACAAAACGGGAACGCGCACACATCGCGCGGATGCACGCGGAGGAAGGCGAGCCCGCCACCTGCCCCACCTGGCTAAAGGTGGCCGGCGGTGTCGCCCTGGCTGCTGCTGCCATCGCCGGCGCGTGCGCCCTTAGCGGCTGCGCGTCGGTTGACTTCGCACAACCCCCCGCCGAGCTGGCGGCCATCCACAACGCGGCAAAGGCGCGGATTGAATACCGCAACTATGCGGCGAAGGATTAC